CCCGCGGACAGGGTCGCAGCCCATACATCCGCCCCGTGTTGGGCGGCTTCGGCGAGGCGCCCCGGCCGGCACGCGGCCAGGGCGATGACGAGCAGCACCGGCACCCACCAGTGGCCACGTGCGCCCATGTCAGGGGCCGACCACCGGCCACTGGGGCGCCGCAGTCGGCGGGCTCGCGGGATCGAGTGCCGTCACCGCGGCCGGCGTGGCGAGCGTCGCCTCTGCCCAGTCGTAGAGCGTCTGGGCCGCTGGCAGCACGGCGCCCCACATGGGCGGGCTGGCCGGGGTCCGGCCGTACGCACGCAGGCCCTGGATGTGCGCCTGGATCGCGAGCAGGCCGGCCAACTCGGTGCGATCATCTGCGGTCGCCGTCTCCGCCTGGATCGCGGCCTGCAACTGCGCGATGCGGCCCACCCGATACATTTGCTCTTCCATCCCTCCGGTCACCGCCGCGACGCGGCGCAGCCGCTCGGCCTCGATCCGCGCGCCCAAGGTGCTCAACGCCGACGCCAGGTCGCCCGGGTCGCCCTCCTCGGGCGTCGGGGCGGGGAGCGGCGAGCGCACCGCCGCCGGCTGGCCCGTGTCATCGACCCCGATGCTCGGCTGCGACCACCCGGACGGCGCGCTCGCCGCCGTGCGATATTCTTCATACCACCCAGCCGCGGCCACCGCCGGGCGTCCCAGATAGTCGACGATCAGCGGCCAGGGGCCGCTCAGGGTGCCCACCCGGATGTGATCGGACGCCAGCAATTCGCGCGGCGCCGCCGGCTGGCGGAGATCCCACAGGATGGCGGCATCGGTCAGAGCGGCCCCACTGAGGGCGCACGCGGCGAGGATGACACGGGGTAGCAGTCGCATGGTCATAGCTCCTAGTCAGTGTCCAAGAGGACGCGGGTCGAGGTGTGGGTGAGGTGCCAGCCGGCCGGGAGCGACACGGCCGAAAAAGCCCCCGTGATGCCGCCGCGGGCTTCAATTAGGGTGGTCGGGCGATACGGCGGCGCGGCTGACACAGTGATGCCCGCCCCGCTGGCGACGGTCAGCGCGCCGTCGACATAGATGGTCCCGGTCCCATCCTGGAAGGTGATCCGCTGTGCCGCCGGGGCGGTCCACGGATAGTTACCGTCCGATATCTCGTCGCCATCGACACAGAGTAGCGCCCCGGTGCCGATCGACCAGGCCAGACTGGCGCCCGGCGTGATGCTCGCGGAGGAATAGGCATTCAGCGTGGTGGTGCCCGTGTAGCTGTTGGTCCCCAACAGCCGCACCCACACGCGCCGCGCGTTGGCCACCGTGATGCCCAAGGCTCCGCCGCTGCCATCCTCACTGTTCCGGATGACGCCCGTAAACACGCTGTTCTCGGCAGAGACAGACCACTGCCCCGCCACGGCATAGCGCCCGCAGATGATGGGCGGCAGTAGCCGTGGCTCGCCCAGGCGCTCCGCGCTCGCCACCAGCAGCGGCGCAGACAGGACATACCACGGCTGCCCGACCACTACATACCGCGGCAGGTCCGCGTCCTGGGCGGCCAGGATGGCGAGGGCGGCGGCCAGAGCGGCAGATGGACTCATTGCGGCACCCAGGAGGTCAGCGCCGACATGCTGAGTGTCGTGGGTGTCCCGGTGATCCAATAGGAACGCACGACCCCGGTCCCGGTCGGTGGCGTCATATCATCGGCGATGCCGCGCGCCCACGAGGGGGCGATGATGGAGGAGATCAGCCAGGACCGGGCGCCGGTATCGCTGGTGACGTCCAGGCGCACCGTGCGATAGCCGCTCGTCGGCTGCACGATGGTCAGCACGCCGGAGGCGGTCAGGGCCATCTGGTAGACCTCCACCGTCGTCGACAAGTCGACGGTCGCCGACCCCACCCCGGTCGCGGTCGATACCGACATCCACAGGGGTGCCGCGTCGGTGATCCCGTACCCGGCCCGGGTGGTCGGGGTGGCCGTGAGGGTGCCCCATGCCTGGGTGTGCCCCGGCTGGCTCGCGCTCGCCGCCAGGGCGCCCTGGGCGGCGGTCGCGAAGTCGGTCGTGGCACTCGCCGCCGCGGTGCCGAGCGTCGGGCGCCCGGTCAGGTCCGCGTAGGCCCCGCTGGTCGCCACCGGCGCCAGGCCCAAGATGCTGGTTGGGGCGTGGGAATGCCACGGCTGGCTCGCGCTCGCCGCCAGGGCGCCCTGGGCGGCGGTCGCGAAGTCGGACGCGGCATACGCGGCCGCGGTGCCGAGCGTCGGGCGCCCGGCCAGGCTCACGTAGGCCCCGCTGGTCGCCACCGGCGCCAGGCCGGTGATCGTGGTCGCGGCCTGGGTGTGCCCCGGCTGGCTCGCGCTCGCCGCCAGGGCGCCCTGGGCGGCGGTCGCGAAGTCGGTCGCCGCACTCGCGGCCGCGGTGCCGAGCGTCGGGCGCCCGGTCAGGTCCGCGTAGGCCCCGCCGGTCGCCACGGGCGCCAGGCCGGTGATCGTGGTCGCGGCCTGGGTGTGCGACAGGGGCGCGAGGCCCGCCAGGGCCGTCGCCAGGTCCAACTGCGCGGCCAGGGTGCCGGTGATACTGCCCCAGGTCCCGCCGCCACCCCCGCCGCCGCCCGCAACCAGTGCGCCCCAGGCCACGCTCAAGTCATCCGCCAGCACCAGGCCCCACCCGGGGGCTGCACCGGCGGTCGACGGCAGCAGGCTCCCGGCGAGCAGTGACGCGGGCGGGACGACAGCGGCCCCGGCGAGGGTGCGCAGGTCGTGCGTCGCGCTGCCGGGCGGGACGGTGACGCAAGCGTCATAGCCCCGTCCGCCGGAGGCCGCGACCGTGACCTTGTAGCAGGTAGACGCGCCCGCGGTCGCGATATCCGCAGTTGCGGTCAGTTCGACCGTCTTGGCCGTGTCGAGTAAGAGCCCACTATAGGTGGTCGCCCACTCCGGACCGACGAACCCGAGCACCGGGGTCTTGCGATCGGCCGCGTCCACCAATTGGATGCTGGCCTTGCCGCCGGCCAACGCCGGGATGCGCACCTGGGCGGCATCGGCCGCCAGGACCAGCCCGCACCCCAGGCCGATGAGGAGCAGGCGTCTCACGCCAACCCCCCGCCGCTATCACGCCCCCAGGCGCGCGCCCCGGCGTCGAACTGGAACTGCGGTTCCGCCGGCGGCTGCGGGGTGGCGGCCGGGGCGGCGCCGAAGCCGATGGTGCCGGCCGCCATCAGGCCCAGGGTCTTGATGGCCGCGTCGTACTGCTTCTGCACGTGCTCGGTCGGGCTGTGGTGATAGAGATAGAAGCGGGTGAGGATGCAGGCCAGCCGACACACGGCCGGGGGGACGACCGTCAGGGGGACGGTGGCGACCGGGGCCAGATAGGGGTCGATCTCGATTGCGGCGGTCTCGGCGGCGCCGGCGACCGCGGCCTCATCGATGACCCCCAGGCCGGCGGTGTCGGTGAGTTGCAGGAGTTCGGTCTCGTCCATGAGGCGCATGGCGACCAGGTCGGCCGCGGTGCAGTAGGGCGGGCTGTGACTCATGCTCCCGCCTTGGCGCGGTTGCGCCGGGGGGCGGCAGTGTCCGCGGGCGCGTCGTCGCGCGGGATGGCGCCGTACTTCGCGTCGACCACATACCCGGAGTCCTGCCCGATGACCGCCGCCTGGGCGGCGGTCAGTTCGGCTTCGGTCGTGCCGGCGGGCCACACCCGGCCGGCCCGCCGGGGCGGGGCGTCCGGGCGGCGGGTGACGCGGTAGGTGTCGGTGTCGGCCATTGGGGCGCCTTAGTTCAGGGTCACCAGCACGGCCGATTCCCAGAAGCCGTAGCCGGCCGCCCGGGTCGCGTCGAGCCCGTACTCGTGCACGTCTTCGGCGAACTCGATCGGCGAGCCCTCGGCCTGGGCCTTGATCTGCAACGGCTGTTCTTCCTGCCGGACCAGGGCCGGGTTGCGACCGTCGGCGCGAAAGACCGCGAACTTGGTGGTCCAGGAGGAGCGCGGGTCTACCCACAACTCGATCTGGAAGCCGGCCAACGTGGCCAAGGTAACCAGGGTATTGCTGACGCTCACGGTGTCGGCGATCACGGTGGACCCCAGTGCGCCGGCCGTGGCGCCCATGAAGGTCAAGGGCACCCGCACCACGAAGCGGCGGGCGCCCGAGTTGAGCAGGCGGCCCTTCTCGGTCTTGGCCCCGAGGATGCACTGCATGGCGTAGATGATCGCGGCCGACATTTCCGCCGTGGTCGGGGTCGCCGGGGTCGTCACGTTGTAGGTGACGCTATTGCTCTGCACCTGGCCTTCGCCGGCGGATGGGTTGGCGTGGTCGGTGTCGAAGTAATACTGGTTGTCGTAGCACTTGGCGGACTCACCCGCCTCGATCAGCGCGGAGCCCAGGTCTGCCCAATGCTCGGTGTTGGCGATGGACAGGCCGGCGATCCGCTGGCGGATCTGGCCGGTCTTGTCGCGGCGCATCCAGGCCACCGGGATCTTGATGGTCGCCTCGAAGGGCTCGTTCTTCAGGCTGTAATTGCTCTCACTGAGCCCCACGGCCTGGCGCCCGCCGATCCACTTGCGCATCTTCGGCGTCTCGCCGATCCACGCGTAATCCTCCACTTCCTGGTCGGAGGACATGACCTCGGAGAAGACCCGGGCGATCCACGCCTCGGCGTTGTCCTGCTCGATGGCCTGTTGAATGGCGCCGACGATGGCGCGCGAGGTCGTGAGACGGGCCGGGAGGCTGGCGGTAGGCATGGCGGTTACTCCTTCACCCACGTGCCGGCCAGGCGCGTGGCGATGTAGCCGTCAGCGTCACCGTGCATCAGCACGACGTGATCGCCGCGGCGGGCGGTGGCCTTGGTCAGGATCAAGTCCTTGTTGTCGACCCCAGCCAAGTCGGCGGCCAGGAGCATGTCCGCGGCGGCGGGGCTGACGGTCACCAGCACGGTGCCGTAGCTGCCGCCGCAGGCAATGGCGCACCCGCCCAGGCCGTCAGCGATGGCGGGCAGGGTGATCACGCCGGCATCGGCAGTGACCCAGAACAGCTTGCCGCTGTCCTGGGCGTCGAGGGTCTTGCCTTCAGTGACCGCCTCGCGGGTCGGCCAGGCGCCCCAGGGGTCCGCGAAGGCCGGATCGAACTCGACCACGGCCAGCGCCGCGGACACCCACCGGCGCACGAAGCCCACGAACACCCCACCGACGGGGGAGAGACTGTAGGTGTCATCGTCCGCGGCATAGACCGGGTTGCCGACATCCGTGATGGCAGCGCCCGTGACCGGGATCTGCACGGCGCCGCGGCGGAGCACCTGCGCCGTCTCCACCCCGGCGGTAGTCCCGCTGGTGAAGGGCCCGGTGGCAAAGCCGACGAAGCGGTCAACGCTGGTGAGTGGGCGCGCGTGGCCGGTGGCGTCCACCAGGCCGACCGCGGCGCCTTCATAGATCGTGTCATTGGCGACCATGGAGTACTGCCCCAGGTCGCCGCCCTCGAAGGGGCGGACTTTGTTCGCGCTCAGGGTCGTCATTTCCCGTCTCCGAAGATGCGCACCCGGCCGGCGGCCGTGGCGCGTTGATAGGCGGCATAGGTCTCGGGGGTGCCGAACTCCGCGGCGAGGGTGTCTTTCCAGCCGTCCACGCCGGCCGCTGCCGCCGCCGCCACCGCGGCCGCGGCCGGAGCCAGGCCGCCGGTCTGCGGGCCAGCCAGGGCGGCAATCGGCGTCAGGCTGCCGAGCAGCCCTTGCAGCGCCGGCAGCGCGAGGGATTGCGCATGGGTGTGCAGCAGCGTGCCGGGCACGAGGCGTCCGTCGCTCAGGGCGGCGGTCATCAGGGTGTCGCGGGTGCGGGCCTGCGCTTCGCTGCTCAAGGCCGCGACCTGGCGTTGCAGGTCCGCGACCAGGTCGGGCGGGACGGCCGCCTGGACCTGGGCGGACAGGGCGGCGATGCGGGTCTCGCGCTCGGTCAGTAGTGCCGGCAGGGAAGTGGCGGCGGTCCCGTCCGGGGCGGGGCTGCCCAGCATGGCCTTGAGCTTATCGAGCTGCGCCAGCAGCTCCGCGTCGGTGGTGGTCAGCGGCAGTTGCAGGAGGTAGAGCAGGCGCTCGCGTAGGTCATCCATCAGGGACTCCGGGGGCAGCAAGAGGAGCGAGGCGGCGGCCAGGGCGACCGCGGGGAGGCAGTCCAGGGCCGGGGTGTTGGTCAGGGCCAGGTGCAGCAGGTCGACCACGGCGCCAGTCGCGTCGTAGGTGAAGACCGGGGAGAGATAGCGATACTCATCGGCGCCGATCGCGGCGGCGGCGCGGGCGGTCCAGTCCACCGGGGCGACCAGGCCGACGCCGGCATCGAACCGGATGGTCAGGGGGCGCACCCACCCGGAGGCGGGGGCCGGCTGGCCGTTCTGGGCCGCGCGCAGGGTCTGGTGTTCATAATCGACCGGGAGGTCTTTGGTGCGCCGCCCCAGCGCAGCGGCCAAGGCGTGCCCGCGCTCGTCGCTCAGGCGCCAGGGGCCTTCCCCCAGCATGGCACCGCGCGGGGCGTCGAAGGTCCCGGCCGGCAACAGCAGTTGCGCCGCGCCGACGGTGGCGGGGAGAGTGAGGGCAGCGATGCGCGGCGCGGGGTATGGCATGGGCGCATCCTAGGGGGTGCGCGGGCGGGTTGGGGTGGTGGGATTGCGCCGTTTTCAAAGGATTAAGGATGAAGGATGAAGGTTGAAGGGGGACCCGACCGGGCCTTCTGCGCCTTCATCTTTCATCCTTCATCCTTCAACCTTCAAAACCGGCCCTGTGAGGCATCCGCACCCCGAGGGGCGGCGGGTGTACCGGGTAGGTGCCGCCGATCGATCATGAGCGTTTTTAACCGGGGTTTAACCGCGGTCCCGCGGCCGGGTGTCGGTCAGCTACAGGGCCGCGGCCAGGTGGCGACGCAGGATGGCGATGATCTCCTCCTTGTCGGCGGGTGACAGCCCCAGGAATGGCCGCGCCGGGATGTCTCCCCACAGGTGCGGCCACTGGGCGCGGGTGCCGCCGAATTGCTGCATCGCACCATAGACCCGGTTCGTTCCCACGGCGACGGCGGTGCCGCTGGCTTCCAGTTGATAGCGGATGGTGTCTTGCAGGAGGCCGGAGTCGCGCAGGATGCGCGCGGCGGCCAGCATCGCTACCCCCTTCTTGGTCAGGGTGCGGCCTCCGGTCTTGGTCTTGCGCTTGGACATGCGCCCGCGGGCCGCCGCCAGGTCCCCCAACGCATCAGGCGATAGGTATCCGACCGACTTACCGTCCGCCCCGCCCTGCTTGCCGGTGCCGGCCAGGCGTCGCAACAGCGTGATGTCCGACAACTGTGCCCAGGGCGTGCCGTCCGGCCCGGACTGCCGGCGGAAGTGTTCGTCCGTCGCACGCAACAAGTACTCGCCGATGTCGCGGAGGGCGGGCTTGGGGTTTTTGAGTTCGGCAAGCAGGCGGGCCAGGGCGGCGCGAACGGCGGCGTCGTCGACGGTGATGGTGAGATTGGCGCCGGCCATCAGGAGTCGGCGCGTCCCGCCCCGGCGGGCTGGTTGCCGTCGCGCGGGGGTTCCGCATCGGCCGGCGGCAGTCCCACGACATCCGCCAAGTCACCCGCGGCTGCCGGGCCGTAGGCGGATGAGATGATCCCCGCGTCGGGCTCAAGCCCCGGCGGGATAACGATCACGGTAGCGTCGTTCAATGGTTTCTCCGATCTTCTTGGCCATCGGCCGGGGGGCGGCACTGTTGCGGTATTCGGCCCACCCCTCAGCGATCATTTCTTTGATGTTCTTGCCCGCGTAGCCGGACACATCGGCCCGCACCACGGCCGGCCCTTGTGCCCATAGCGCTTGGATCTCCGGTTCGTTCGCGATCTCCAGCAGCGTGTCGAGTTGGTGTCCAAGCTCGTGGTCGACCACGGCCTTGATGGTTTGCGTGCCCGGCGGGTGCCAGCCGGTCTTGACATCATTCGCCAGGGTCGCCTTCAACGCTGCGGGGTCCTTGCCCCACTTAGCGTTTACCGCGATCCCTGACACGCTCGGCTGATCCCACGAGTGCGCGTAGGTATTGCCCGCCACCTTCTTGGCCTTGACCTTACGTTCCGCGTACGCCCGCAGCGCGCCATCGTCGACCCCCGGATTCGCCGCCCGCAGGCCGTCTAAGATGCGTGCCACTTCCAGCGCGCGCCAGCGGGAAAACTGTGCCTGCGCTGACCCGGCAAACTTTTGGCGCGCGCGCAAGGCGGGGAAGTCGGTCAGGTGCTCGAAGAGTGAGCGGTTCCAGGCGTTCGCGACTTCCGGCTTGACCCCAGTATAGTCGGCGAAGTCGACCAGGTTGGCATCGACGGCCCATTTTCCTGCGGCCTTGGCCGTGGCGTGTTCCTCGAAGGTCCGGATATCGGCCAGCAGATCCCGCCCCAGCGGCCCCGGCAGCGCTGCCGCCTTGCGCTCGACCGTCGCGCGCAGGTGTTGGAGACTCGCCCCCGGCGCATAGTCCCACCCGCGGCCGATCCCGCGGGTATCCCCCGGCGGCACCGGCGCCCGGTCGGGGCCGGCCTTGCCCAGCTTCTCCAGGTCCTGGTCACTGACCGCGAACACCCGGCACTTGCAGCCCCAGTCGTTGGGCGGGTAGTGGGTCTGCCAGAAGGGGTCATCGACCGGCAGGACCAGGCCGTCCCAGGCCAGATGCTCCGGGCGCGGGCTCAGCACGCCGTCAGCGTGGCGATACAGCAGATAGGGCCGGGTGGCCTGCACCTCTTGGATCTGCGCCCAGCGCCCGGCGGCGTAGGAGGTCCGCAGGTTGGTGCTGTAAATCACCTCCGTGCGCCAGGCGCGGCCCTCCGCGGTGCCGTCCCCGGTCCAACCGACCCAGCCGTTGCGCTCCACCAGGGCGTCGAAGTCGCGGCGGAACTCCGCCAGCGTGGTGCCTTGCTCGATGCCCTTGAGCACCGCGGCGTGCAGGTCCGCCAGCAAGTCGGCGGAGGTCACGCCGGCGACGACGAAGGCGCGGTCGTGGGCTGCGCCCAGCAGGTCGTCCCAGTGCTCGGTGGGGAGGTTGAGCTTGGACTTGAAGAAGGCGATCTGCTCCGCGAACGGGAGCGAGCCGTAGGCTGCGTCGTCAGGCATGGTCGGGCGCGCCCATCATGCGGCCGGAGGCCGCGCCCGGGCGGCTGCGGCCTGGAGCGCAGCGATGACCGTCGGGACCCACGACAGGGGGATCTTTAGTCCATCGCCTTCGATATCGACCTCGATGGCATCGGCGTTCGCCCACGTCGGGCCTTCGACCGGGTAGACGCGCACATAGCCAGACGGGTCCCGGATCACATCGTCGACCTGGTCGTAGATTACCAGCGGATCAGTCATGTTCAGGCTCCACGGTCGATGTCATAGCGTCCGGCCAGGTCCGCCGCCGCCAACCCCTCACCCAACACCGCGACCAGCCCCTCCCGGGGCAGGGCCGGATAGAGCGTGAGCAGCCGCGCGCGGAAGGCGGCCATGTCTTCACAGGCCGCCAGGGCCGCATCCAGTTCCGCCCGCACGACATCCACCAGGGCGAGTACGGCGGGTTCGGTCGAGCGGCCCAGAGCCGCGGTGTGGGCGTCGGGCCAGTCGGGGCCGGCCGGCGGGCTCGGGCTGTCGGCAGTGGCCAGCGCCGCCAGGGCAGTCAGGCCGGCGCCTTCGACCATAGGATAGAGTGCACACATGGTCGCCACCCCGGCAGAGAGGTCGGCGCCCCGGCGCACCGCGGCAGCCAGCCGGGTGCCGGGATCGCGCAGCAGTGCCTGTTCGGCGGGATCGTCCCGATAGCGGTCCTGCCAGGCGACTGATGCGGGGTGGGTGGGCGGCCATTCGGCCATGGATGGCACGCGGCCGGCCAGATCGCGCAGGGCGGCCAGCGCCGCGGCCTGGACAGGGATGGCCGCGCCCGGCGCCGCGGTCGTCGATTGCAGCACGGGCTCACCCGCCGCGGGTGACGGGATCCCGGTTTGTGCTCTGACCCAGGCTTCAGGGATCTGGAGCAGGGCCGAGAGGTTCTGCATACCCAGCCCGAAGCTGTTGAGATCCCCGGGCGCGATGACGGCACCCGCGCCGATCTCGGGCGCGGCCCCAGCATCGAGCGCCCCGGGCGCTGCGACGGACGCCCCCAGCGTCGGCTCATCCCCCGTCGGCTCCGGGATGCCGGTCTGGGTGCGGACCCAGGACACGGGGATATAGGCGCCCATGCCGGAGGATGTTAGGCGCTGCAGGCTGGTGGAGAACGCCGTCAGGTCGGTCGGCTCGCGGGTGTCGAAGCGCCACACCGGGGCGCGGCGCGGATCATCCACCAGGCCGTTGAGGGCGGCCAGCGGATAGAGCAGGTCGCGCCCCAGGGTGCTCTGCACCTGGCGCGCATCCGAGACCAATAAATCCCGTTTCACGTCCCCTTGCAGGTCGGCGACCCCGGAGCCCATACCGGTCGCGGCCGGGGTGCTGGAGAGGCTGCCGCCCAGGATGGCGCGGGACATGACAGCGTCGGCGTACTGGACCATGGCGAGGAACGGCTCGGCCTGGCCCTCGGCCGCGGCCAGCAGGTCAATGCGCATCCCCTCGGGCATGATGCCGGCGGCGTGCCGGCCCAGGTCGCGCACGGCGCGGAACAGGGTGGCCTTCTCGGTGGGTCCGGCGCCGCTGGGGTAGTAGCCCAGGCGCATCGGCAGGCCGTAGATCTCCAGCCACTCCGCCATATCGCGCAGCGAGAACTGCCGCATGATCCAGGGCCAGGTCAGGATGCGATAGAGCCCGGACCGTGCCAGGTAGCCGGAGCGGGCGCGGTGGGTGTGGGTGATCCAGCCGTAGGGCCAGAGTTCGGCCCCGTCAGACGACTGGTCGCGCAGGCGCAACTGGGTGCGGGTGCCCTTGTCGAGTTGGAACCAGGTCTGCGGCCGGTGCTCGATGTGCCCCGGCAGGCGTTCGGCGCCGGGGCCTGACCAGGTGATCTCCAGGCAACTGAAGCCGTGGCCCACCGCGTCCATCAGGTCGAGCAGCACGTCTTCCAGGTCCGGGATGCCGCCCAGCAGGTCCGCCACGGCGGCGGCCTGGCGCTTCTCCCGGGCGCTCGGGTTGCGCGGGGGCTCAATGCTCCAGGGGATGCTGAGGATGGCGCGGCGGCGCTTGGCCATCTCCGCGTGGAGGTGCGGGTCGCGCTCCTCCATGTCCAGATAGAGTTCCGACTGCTGGGTCAGGTCCCCGGCTTCGGCCGCCTCCAGCAGGCCGGCCATGCGCTCCGGCGTGATGCCTCGCACCGGGTGCCCGGCCCAGGTGCGGGCGAGCGCCTGGGTAGATGCGCCCTCGGTCTGGCGCTCGCTGAGCGTCCTGGGGGCGACCGGGCGGCCGAAGTAGTCGGCGAGCGCAGCGGCGGCGGTGCGGAGCAGTCCGGCCATCAATAGAGTCCTCGGCGGTCGTCGTCATCGGTGGCGTGCGGGTCATCGAAGGCGCGCGCGGCGGCCGGGCCGGGGCCGCGCGGGACGGACTCCCACTCGATAGGCCCGGACGCGGGGTGGCTCGCGGCGAACTCCATCAGGCAGCCGGCGATGGCGCCGTCCCCGTGGCGCACCAGGTCGGGTTCCTTCAGGTCCCGGCGCTCCAGCTTGGGCACCATCGGGGTGCCGTCCACGTACTCGACCGCCCGGTGGTCATCCTCGAGGCTGCCGTCGCGCGGCAGGGTCAGATAGCCGTCTTCGAAAAGTTGGATGTAGCGGGCCATGTGCTCGCCGTACCAGGCGCGCGACAGCACGACTTCATGCACCGGGCCGCCGGTGTAGCGGCCGGTCTTGGGGTCCAGCACGGCGCGGCCGTAGTGATCGCCGGTGTACTCCATGAACACCTGGCCGGGGCCGGAGGCGTCCCCGGCGAAGGTCCAGCGACCACGCGGCAGGCCGTCCAGCAGGTGCCAGAGGATCTGTTCTTGCGCCCGGGCGGGGGCGTTGTGCAGTTCGATGATGAACGGCGCGTCCCGGCGTAGTTCTTGCGAGAGCAGCGCCGGGGTGATGACGCTGAAGTGACGATGGCGCGCGAAGTCCATGCCGACCGCCCAGCGCGCTTGAGCGGCGCGGGGCTCCAGGAGCGCTGCCAACAGCGGCGCCAGGTGGGCGGCGATCCAGAGGGCGACCCAGGTCTCGCGCTCGGTCTCGGCCTGGCGCGTGAAGTCGTCGGGGAAGACGATGCGCAGGACCGGGCGGACCTCCGGCATGGCGCGTTCGATCCACACGGTGGGGATGGCGGAGCCGGAGCCGTCGCGGGGGATGGCGTCCAGTTCCTCGCGCATGGCGGCGGTGCGGGGGCCGTAGGCGGCGCGGATGGCGGTGTACCACTCACGCTTGCCGTCCGCGGTCGCGGCCTTGCCCTGCATGGCGCAGGCGCGCTCGTAGAGCCCGTTGGCGACGGCGTCGTCAAAGGTGATGCGGATCGCGCGGGCGCGGGCGCCGTAACGGCCGGCCCGCACGTCCTGCAGGAGTTCGTTGAAGGGGTTGCGCTTGCCCCGGTGCGTCGACCAGACCCGGATCTTGCCGCCCCAGATCAGGAGCGCCGTGGCGGACTCCAGCACGGCGCGCACGTTCTTGTGCAGCGCCGCCTCATCAATGTCCACCACGCCTTGCAGGCCGTGGATGTTCTCCGGCCGACTGCTGAGCGCCGTAATCCGGAAGCCGGAGCCGAAACGCACCCGGAAGGACTGGATCTGCCGGCTGCCGCCCTCGGCGGTCTGGTCCTCGAACAGGTACTGCTCGATGCGGGTGACCTGGCCGCGGGCGATGATGGGGGCGAAGCGGGCCACGTAGCCGATGAACTCCAGGCCCTTTTCTCTCGTGTCGGCCATGTACCAGACGTTGGACCCGCCGGCGTCCGCGGCACTGGCGGCCGTGATGGTATCGGCCAGCGCCTGGGCGAAGGTGATACCGGTGCGCCGGCCCTTCTCGCACACGGCGATATCCAGGTCCGCCTGCATCCGGATCCAGTCGGATTGATGCTGCATCAGGACGCCCTGGGCGCGGGGGTCGAAGTCCGCGGGGATGGCGCGCACGCTGTCGGGGAGTTCGTCCCACTCGATCAGGCGCTCGGTGTCGGGCAGGGGCGCGAGGGCGTTCACGCCGGGGGCTTGCCCTGGTCGTAATGGTCCATCAGGCGCTTATAGGTAGCGTCCGCGCAGGCATCGGCCCGCTTGGAGGCTTCCTGTGCCTGGTAATACGCGATATGGTCAGCGGGGAGACCGCTCGCGCGGGCCACTGCGCCGGCCGCGAACCAGGCTCCCATCGCTTGGTTCGCAGCGGCTTGTTCGGCCTTCCAGCGGGCGGTCAGGGTGTCGGCGACTACCCCGCGCACCACATGGCGCAGCGACGACTCGGCCCAGACGAGCCGCCGCAGCACTTCGATCAACTGGTCGCGGGTCAGGCCGCGCACGATCTCGCCGGTCGGGTCCGCAGGCGGGTCCACGGGCGTGGGCGCGGCAGGCGCGGGGTCGGTCTGGCGGGCAACAGCCGCGACGCGCCGGACCCGGGTGCGGGGCGCGTGGGCGCGGTCGATGGCCGGGGCGGTCATGGGCGCAGGGTGCCGATGGTGGCGGCCGTCAGGTCCAGGTTCATCCCGAGATGGGCGGCCACCTGGCAGGCGCATTGCCCCGGCGTCCAGCAGTCCCATTGGTCGGGTGCGGTGCGGCGCACCCAGAGGCAGCGGACGCTGGCGGGCGGGGCGTCCGCGGCGACGATGGGCAGGGCGAGCAAGGTCTCGGTGTGCGTTGGCTGCGTCATGTCATCCCCATCAACACTTGTTCACGCCAGAAGGTGGCGTCGTCTTTGGACAGGCCGCGCGCCTGGGCGGCGCTGCTCACGCGGTCCGCGGCCTCGGTGAGGGCCGTGCGCCGGACTTCTCCGGCCCACTTGCGTTGCGCGATGCTCGCCCGCGTCAGGTCCGCGTGCGCCCGGGCGGCCCGTGCAATGAGGTCGATCCGCTGGGCCTGGTCATCCATCCCTTGGGCCTCGTCGAGCGTCATCAGTTGCTCGAACATCTCGGTGGAGAGCAAGGATGTGACGGCCGCCGACTGCTGCGCCTCGTCATCGGGCGCGGCGGCGGCGATCGCCTGGGCGGCGATGGTGGCGGCCTGGATGCGTGCGACCTTCTGCTTGAGCCCCAGGCCGTAGCGCCCGACCGTCTGCATGGACAGGGTGACCGTCAGGCCGTGGGCGGCTAACCGGGCGTTTAAGGCCCCCGTAAGGGCCTCGTAATCGCCGAAGCCGCGCACGCGCAACTGCTCGTCGAGCCAGGCGCGGATCTCGCTCGGCAGGCGGGGGATGAGGGCGGGGGCGGGCATGTTTTTAAGGATGAAGGATGAGGGATGAGGGATGAAGGGGCGGCATCATGGTCTGCTCTGGCGCCTGGCGGCGCGGGTTAGTGGTCGGCGTTCGCGGTCTGTTCCCTTCATCCTTCATCCTTCATCCTTCATCCTTCATCCTTACCACACCTGCGGGCGGGCTACGCCTTCGATGCCATCACCCTCACCCGACAGGTAATCGGTGCCATCCGCCGTGATCCGGTAGAGCCCGGCCTGTGGCTCGGCGGCCAGATGCCGGGTGGGGTCGGTGAGGTAGGCCAGGGCGCGGCGGATCGAGGGTTCGGAGAGGTCCAGGTCAGTGTCCTCCGTCAGGCTGACGGCGATCAGGCCGACGCCCATCGGGGCCGGACCGCCCCAGGAAAGGGACTGCAACACCCGCAGGCGCAACATGCGCACCGCGCGCACGCTGTTGGGGTCGCGCGCGGGGTCGGCTTCGACTTTGTCGACGCCGTCCGGCGTCAGGCGAAACAGCGCCACCGGGGCGGCGCCGCTGGTCTGGCCGCCCGTCACCAGGTGGCCACGGTCGACTAGGTAGGCGAGCGCGCGATTGAGTTCGTCCGGGTTCGCGGCGACATCCGCGCTCAGACTCTCGGCGATCAGGCCCGGCCCCAGCGGGCGCGGCCACACGGCATAGAGGGTGTGGCGGATGGCGGCGCGGCGGGCGGCGGCGCGCAGGGCGCTGATGTCGGTCATTGGCTGGGGGTCCTGACGATGTGCTGGCGCAGCTCCTCGAGGAGCTTGTCCAGTTTGATGTTGGTCGCGCCGATGTGCTCGACCCAGGTGTCGCGCGAGACGTAGTTATCGACCAGGGCGCGGCGGTCTTCGTCGTGCTGCCGCCGCAACTGGCCTATCTCCTCCTTTTGGGCCATGAGCCGCTCGGTCAGTGCCGAATGGCGTGCGTCCCAGGCGGCGCGATAGGCGGCGGATGATTCCACCCGGTGGGTCTCTGCCTCGGCGAAGCGCCGGTCCAGGTCGCCGCGCAGGTCGTGGCCGAGGCAGTCGATGCGTGCCATGAACTGCACCACCAGCCGGTGGCCGAAGGCCGCGAGCGCGGTCGCGCAGGCGATCAGGGCGACGATGAGCCCGATCGTATCCATCAGCCGAGCCGGGCCGTGCCGGGCGCGCGGTGCGCCCACCATTGGCGCGCCTTGGACACCGCGGCGGCCGCCAGTGCGACGGCGGACCCCAGGGCCAGCAGCAGCGCGCTGCCGGAGTCGAGCACCACGGTGGTCTGGGTCAGCACCGCGGCCACGTGTTCCGGGGCCGGGCCGTCGGCCCACAGGTGTTGCACGGCCTGGTAGGCAGGGCCGGCAGCGGCCCACAGGGACAGGCCGCTCGCGACGATGGCCAGTACGCGGCCACGCACCAGGGACATCCAGGGACCATCGGGGTCCTGGCCACGGGTTTGTGCAGTGATAGGGGTAGGGTCAGGCATGGGCGATCTCCGCACGATGATAGGCATTGAGCGCAGCCAGGAACGCCTTCCAGTCCCAGGCCGGGCCCGGGTCCGACTTGCGCCCGGGCGCGATGTCATCGTGTCCGACGATCTCAACCAGGGACGGGTAGCGCATCTGGAGCGCGGCGCAGAGGGCAACGGCCGTAGCCACCTGGGGCGGGGCGTAGCGCTCCCAGGCGCGGAAGGCGCCACCGTGCTTGTGGAGCGCGTGCAGCAGGCGCTCGGCGGGGACCCGTGTCAGGTTATCGAAGCCGAGATTGGCCAGTTCGATGCCGATCGAGCAGGTGTTGAGGTTGGTGTGTTTGCCCCAGGAGGACCGCCCGGCGTGCCACGCCTGGGTGCCGAGCCCGAGCAACTGCCAGACCTTCCCGCCACGCCCGACCAGCAGGTGCGCGGATGCCTTGGACTGGGCGCTGCACAGCCAGTGGGCTGAGCCCTCGGCACTGTTGCCCGCGGTGTAGTGCAGGACGATCAGCACCGGCGCCAGCAGCCGCCCGCCGTGGTTGGGGGTCAGCAGGCCATGCTCGACCGCAGGGGTCCCGGCGCACGCATCCAGTTGGTGCCGGGCGTTGATTTGGAATCTGGGGAATCTGGGGGCGGTGTTCATGGCCCTATCATGGATAGGGCCGGGGCGGGGTGGGGGGGGGATGGGTCTGCGGGTCTTCATGGCCCCTAGGATGGGCCTGGTCAGGAGGGGGTTGGTCCGACGTGGATTATTGGCGCCGGGGCGTGGCGCCGGAGCCGGGGCGTCCCGCCCCGGTGTGGGCTGTCTAAGTCTAGTTAGCCCGCAGACTCAGAAAGCCCGGCGCGGGCATAGTCGATTGCCATGCGCGCAACGGTCTCCCACGTGAAGGGGTCCGCTGGCCCTGTAGCGCCGTCTCCGTCATATCCTGCGGCGAGCGCAGCGATCTGGGCAAGTCGCAATCGAGCCGCAGCTAAGGGGCTAACATTCGGTTCAAGGCGAGGCGCGCCATCGGCGGTTGTTGTCATACTCAATTAACCTTTCTGTTAGGCATTGGAAGACCGCAGGGCCGTAGGCTGGGGTGACGAAGGAACCCCAACGAATGGCGCCCGGGGATGTTGGGGTTCGTTCCTCACCCCAACCTACCCGGCTTCGGCCCCGGCAACGGCCGCCGATGCA